CTATTACTCGGGACGAATTGGGAACCGCAATGGTTGCGACTAGTGCACTGACGACAGCACTGGCGGCTAAGCTCGACAAGGCGGGCGGCACCATGACGGGGGCGCTGGTGATCAATCCCACCACGGGGGCACCGTTGACGGTGCGGTGCAATTCCAAGACCTGCTTCGAAGTGACCAATGGAGAGCAGATCAACATTGGTCGCTATGACGGTGTCTTTGAAAGCGGCACCGAGAGTGCCATCGGTTGGAGTGGTATGTATGGAGGGGGCTCGTGGATTCAAGGAGGCTCTGGAAACTGGTATTCCAGTTTCATCATAGGCTCTGGCTCCGGCGAGTTTCGTATTGCCTCAGACGGCGGAGGCACCAATGCGGTGCGGCTTTTTAACACCAGTGCCTCGGCACTCCAACTCGGAGCCAATCACGCCACAACGCCAACAGATCAAACGCTTAAAGCCCACAATGTCACTACTGGCACCGGCGCGGCGCTCAAACTTTGTGGAGGAACGGGGTCTGTTGGTAATGGTGCTGTCATCATTGGTGATGCAGCTGACATGCCAGCGGGGTTTCATGGTTATTCTTGTCCCAAGGCAGACACCGGTGGCGCCTCAGTTTCTTTTGTGGAATCTATCGGCACCACGGTTAATGACCAATCAACCTTTGGTGGTTACACCCTTGGACAAGTTGTTTACGCTCTTCAACAGAAAGGAATTCTTGCATGAACTTTACCCTAAACACAGAACAACGAGCTGCACTTGACTCTCTCAAAGAGTCTTACTGTGAATCCTCTAAACTGACTTCCATCACCGATGCCGAATTTGAGACACTTGTGATGACCGGACTCATTGAAGGTGAAGCCAAGCGGCTTTTCGACCTCGCAGTGCAGCGTTTGGCTGAGGGAGCCAAGGCGATGTCATACGACGACCGCGTGGCACTTATTCAACACGTCGAAGCTAAAATCACGCCATGACCCCCGCCCAACAGCGCCAAACCGTGATGGAATACTGCGTGGCTCTTGCCGCCGCTGCTCAAACCGGTAATCAGTTTGTCTTCGCTGCGACGCAAACTGCTATTGAAGTGCAGCTTAACCGTCTTATCCCAGACAAACCAACACTTGCTTCAGTCCTTTCTCAGCAAGCACCATGAGCGCAGAAACCCTCCAAAAAAACCTCAAGTCCCTCGGCGTGACCCCCTGGCAACTCTTCCTCGGCATAGCCTGCATCGGCTCTTGGTGGGCCACGGTTCAACCTCTTCCTGGTAAACTCGAACAGCTCAATTCCACCGTCCAAGCCCTCGCTACCCGTGTAGAGGTCCAAGCAGTCATTCTCGATTCTGTTAAAGAACTTCGCTCAGAGTTCAAAACTATCCGTGAAGAACTAGCCCATATCAAGGGCCGACTCACGGTTAATAGGTCAACACCAAAGACCAATGATATTTTTGGTAAACTGAAACAACCAAATGAACTTTCACCTATTAGGGAAAATAACAATCAGTGAACCACTGGGCTGGATTGTTGTAGGATGTGTTTGCCTTCTGTGGACAATGGTAATTTTAGCCAATCGAACACCATGAATAGAACTAAACGAACAATTGAAAATCTCGGCTCGCTGAACAAAAAAGCCCTCAAGGCTTTTGAACCATTTCTTCAGGAAGTCGAAATCGCAATGGCTGAGCAGGGAGTAACTGTGGAAGTTATTTCCGGTCTGCGCTCGTGGGCGGCACAGGCTGCGCTGTTTGCTCAAGGAAGGACTAAGCCTGGAAAAATTGTGACCAAAGCCCGCCCTGGTTCATCGTGGCACAACTTTGGACTTGCTATTGATCTTGGACTGTTCAGAGCTGGGGTATATCTTGACGCGAGCCAGCCCTCTTTGGCTGACAAACTCTACACCCAGATTGGAAAGATTGCTTTGAAACATGGAATCGAGTGGGCCGGCACGTGGAAATCCTTCACTGAGACCCCTCACTTTCAAAAGACTTTCGGTCTAACTCTTGCCACCGCGCGGGAGAAGATGGCTGCGAATAATTATGACATTCAGAAAATTGTATGATTCTCAGCATCCAAGGTCTTCATGATTTAACCGCCCCGCGCAGCGCCGCTGCGTTGAGTCCTTCCCCTGTTAATGCTCCCGACGATATTCAAGTTCAAGACGTCCTACCACCCCGCTCGAATCTTTCCCCCACATTTCACGGCTCTAAGCCTCCGGCCACTGAGATTCAAAAAGAACGAGCCATCCACCGCACGGCAGCCTTTATGGTCGCCTCTGGAGCTAAGTCTAAGACCATTGCCGCTGAACTTGGTGTCGCTGAGACCACGGTTTCTAATTGGCTCCGACAGCCGTGGTTCCAAGCTAACGTCAACCAGATCATCCAGGATGAGTTTTCCGGCGACATCACTCAGATGCTGAAGTCTGCCGCCTCTACAGCAGTCATTGTCCAGATGGAACTGATGCAAAATTCAACTTCTGACCAAGTTCGACAGAAAGCTGCACAGGATATCCTTGATCGCTATCGTGGGAAGGCTACTAATTTTGTCCACCATACCAATCATCAACTCTCCGAAAATCCCGCCGAGGAAATCAAGCGCCTCGAAGAAACCCTGCTCAAAAACTCAAAACAATCCTAATCCATTATGGCTCTTAACTTTCAAAACTCTGAATCTATTCCTGGCTCACTTCTTGTTGCCGATCAATCCGGCACCACAACCGAACAACCGGTCATCAATTTTGCAGTCATTAAAGCCGTTGCTGCTTAACAATTAACCAAGGGTCCTCGGTAATTCACAACTACCGAGGGCCAAATTTGTTTTATGAATAAGAGACAATTTTCAGATAGTGGGTTTACGGTGGTAGCAGACACAAATGCACTAGCCACCGGGAAGTATTCGGGCGTTCAGGTGCTTGAAGACGCGGTGATTTCGTCGATCACTTTTGAGCCTGGGTATAGTGGTGACACGGATATTCAGACTCTTACGCTGCCAAAGGGGTTGTATCGTCCGATGTTGTTTACGACACTTACACTAACGAGTGGTAAAATTATCGCTGAGCACACATGAAAGTTCTTGAGGCAGCTTTTCTTACGAATACTCGCTTTGAAGACGTAACCGAGGGCGGTGAGACTCAACGGCTTAGAACGATGGATGAGCTTCAGGTTTTCTCGGCCGTTCTCAATGCGGTGATTATTATTCCGGCGGGGTTCGAGTTTGAAGAGAGTATTCCTAGTTTTATGTTTTCTGTGTCCCGCCCACGCGGGGAAAGTAAGCGAGCGGCTTGTGTTCATGACTGGCTTTACCGTCACGGGAGCTATACAAATAGGGGAGGAACGTTTTCTGTTACACGTAAGCAAGCGGATGCAGTTTATTATGAACTCCTTAAATGTAAGGGAGTGAATCCAATTCGCGCATGGTTTCGCTGGTTGGGTGTTCGATTAGGCGGTTGGTCAAGTTTTAAAGGAAAATAATCTATGCCTGCAAATTTTAAATACTACGATAGTTATGGGACCGAGCGCACCGTGGCAAACGTGCTCGAGCCTGTTGAACTTACTGAAGTCGATGTCACTTCTGGGAATACGTTTATCTCTGTTGCGGAGGCTTCGGTTGTTTATCCAGGGCAAGCTATTATGGGTCCTGGCATTCCATTGGGATCGTTTGTTCATTCGGTGCAGAAGTCAACGGGTAATCCAACGAAGTTAAATTTGATGCGAAGCTCGTTTAATCGCACTACTGGTGTGTGGACGACTTCAGCAGCAAATGCAACTACTGATGCTTCGGTCACTGGGACTACTGCGATGGTTTTTGGGTTTAGCCCGGTGGCTATTGTTGAGCTGGCCTATGCGATGGGCATGTGGCGGAATCTTCATTCGAGCAACACGAACAACGGCTCACCTTCCATTCTGGGCAATTTAGGTGAATCGGTGGCGCATGATACCTATGGGCGCGGTGTGGCCCTTGTGCCGACGGCGGGCACGCTCGGCGCCCTGGGCCCGGGGCTATACTCCGCGACGGCGGCTGACATCCGGGTGAGTGATGACCTGTCCGCGACCCCGCTTAAGCGCCATAATGGCGAACTTCATGGGGCTTACATTATTGTTAGCCAACATGGTTATCAAAGTGTTGTTCAAGCTTTGCCAGGTCGAGAATTAATCTACACTCCTGCCGCTTAATCCTTATGGCTTCTTCTGAAAAAGTTTTCTATTCTATCTTTCCAGTAGAAGGAACGATTAACGAACGTGGAATAATTCTTTATGTTCGCGAGTCCTTTTTCACCGGGTCTACGACACTTGTTGCTGGCACAACGCTAGAAAACTTTATGGCGGCAGAAAACCCGCCTAAAGGAGATGCAATCACTGCAGGTTATGGAGGTTACATTTACCAGAAACAATTACCAAAAGAAGGTAATAACCTTCGTTTTTTATTCCTGAAAAATAAAACTGCCACAGAGGCTCTTCAAGTCGTCAAGCCCGCCGCGGAGATCAATGAAGTTACCTATTGGCCCGATTGGCTTCTATCTCTTTACGCCCTTGAAGTTGTTCTTGAAAAAGAACGTGAAACTGGAACTTCCGGTGCAACGGCAACAACAAATCGTATCCTGATGAAACGCATCATGGATAGGTATATCTTAATCAACGGTGGAGAGTTTAACACTAAACACATCGTTGAAGAGTTCTTTTCTCCTAGCCCAATTACAACGCTCTTTGCAGTCGAACCACGGCCTGATAATGTTTTCTATAACGTTCTTGGTCTACGAAACTCACTTACTTGCATTCACGATACGGTTACTATTCCTGAACCTTACCTGTCCGCACGTCGCATAGACGACTTTGGCACCCCAAACGCTCGTGAAGTCGTTTGGTCTCAAGGTTCTATTTTCCCGGCTACTAATCAAATTTCTTGGATTAAGCACTACCGTAAACTTATCGTCACCGAACGCGATGGAGGTTTCTACTATCGTCGCCATCAAGTAATCCCTCCTCGCATCTCCCGCCCAATAGAAATCTAGCTATGACTCCCATAGACCCGGACCAACAAGACAAGCTCAAAGCCCTCCGTCGTTTAGCAGAACTCCGTAAAAACTACGGCATTTTTGCCTACCGTCCTCAGCCTAAACAAGCCCTCTTCCATCAAGCCAACTATAAGTATCGCTACCTCCGCACAGGCAACCGCTTCGGTAAATCCACCTGTGGCTCTGCAGAGGACTGTGCTTTTGCCCTTGGTGCCCGTCTATGGCTTCCTGAAGGCGATCCTATTCGTCATCTGGGAATACCGAGGAGAGCTACGAAAGGGGTGATTCTAGTTGCGGACTGGGACAAGGCGCGGGAAATTTTCACGAGTCCGGAGACGGGAAAGTTGATGTCGTTTTTGCCAAAGGATAGGATCGAACAGCTGGTGAAGAATCAAGCGGGAGAGGTTAATGTGATTAAGGTGAAGAATGTTTGGGGGACGGTTTCAACGATTGAGTTGGACACTGTGAGGAGCTATATGGCAAATCCGATGGGGCTGGAGTCGAGTCAGTGGGATTGGATTCATGTGGATGAACCGATTCCGGAGGGAATGTGGAATGCGGTTAGTCGTGGGTTGATGGATACGGGCGGTTCGGCCTGGTTTACTTGCACACCAATTGCTGAGCAGTGGATTAATGAATTTTTTCTTCCGGTCAAGTTAATGAAGAGTCAGTTTGAGGAGGGGTATTCGTGGGATAAGAAACCGGAGTGTTGGATTATGACGGGGTCGAGTTATGATAATGCGACATTGGATAAGCATGAAATTGATCTTTTTGCTAAACAGTTGTCTGAGAGTGAGAGGGCAAGTCGGATTTATGGGTTGCCGAAGAATTCGCAGGGATTAGTCTATGCGGAGTTTGATCAGGAGAAACATGTGCAGGTAGAGCTTCCTCATGGGTGGAAGGATTTTGACGAGCCGCCAGATAATTATACGATTAGGGTGTTCATTGATCCGCATCCGAGAACTCCGCATGCGGTTCAATTCTGGGCTACCGCGCCGACAGGGCAGAGTTTTTGCTATCAGGAGATTTTTTCCGCGTGCTATATTCAGGATTTGTGCACGATGATTCATAAGGTGTTAAAAGGAAGAACGCCGTGGCAGGTTTGTGTTGATCCGATTGCGTTTATTCCTAATCCGGTGGATGGACGGTGTTATGCGGATGTGTTTATTGAAAACGGATTGAATGTTATGCCCGCGCCGAAGGAGTTATCCACGGGGATACAGAAGGCGAAACAGGAGTTGGTCCGGGAAAATAACTTGTTTTTCATGAGTTCTTGCTCGGAGACGATTAAAGAATTCTACACCTATTGTTGGGATAAAGATAAGGAAAAACCTGTTGACAAAAACGATCACATGATGGAATGTTTCTACCGCGCCTGCGTAGTCGGCCTTAATTGGGTCGATACGCGACGGGAAAAGTTCAATGAAGAAAAACTTCGCGACAGTGTGTTTAGTCTTGATCTTAGTGGGTTTTCTTCCGGTGGACTTACACAGCTTGCAGCTTGAATTTTATGCCAGACTATTTGCCAAAACAACATAAATTTAGCGGACTTGGTCAAATGATTTACGATCAAGGATTGCCTGCTGCTGGTTATGTACACCCAAATGCTTATTCTGGGCCATTAATTGCACCAGTAAATCAATTGCAATCCGTTAACGGAGAACCGACACAAGAAGATTTATTGTTGGCCATCAATAAAATGTTTGGAACTGCACCGGCAAGAGCTGTGCAAGGTCATATTGGCATTCCATTTTTAATGAATTCAAAGCAAAGTCTAGTGCCAAACATACCTTCTGAAGCAGCAAATAAGAAGGCTTTTCAACTAATGCAAGATGCAAAAGTGCCACAAGATCTGGACCAAGCGACACAAGCACAAATGTTGACTGAGCACTTACGTAAACTAGGAATTTTGCCATGATCCCAGAAATTAAAAAACGTCTCGAAGCCGAGATCCATGACGAAAAGCTGGACGAGCTCTGCAAAGCTATCGTTTCGGATCTTAACCGCTCGCGGGGTCACATGGCTAAGAACTACGAAGCTTGGGACAAAGCTCTCGATACCTATCGTTCCCTTCGCACTGCTGATGCCAGCGATCATCGTGCCCGTCGTAAAGGTGAGCCAGAGAAGATGACTGTTCCTCTTTCCTATGCTCAGGTCAACACCCTGGTCACGTTTCTCTTTCTTGCCTATACGCAAAAGGAATCCATCTTCGAACTCGAAGCCACCGGTCCCGAAGACTATGGCCCCATTCGTGAAGCCTGCCAAGCTATTCTCCAACGGGAAGAACGTCAAACTCGGTTCCATTCTAAACTGGTCCAAGCTCTTCTTGACATGGCTCGGTTTAAACTGGGCGTCTTGAAAACTTCTTGGCGCTACGATTCTCGTATCCTTAAACGCGAGGCCCCTGAAATTGAAATCCCCTTCGCTGGTTTGCAGGGCATCTCTCTTTCACTTGAAGAATCTGCTTCGGAAGAAGACGAAGTTATTGTCTACGAGGGCAATGAGGTTGACAATATCTCCCCCTATAACTTTTTCTACGACACCCGCCTACCTTTATCCAAGTGGCAACAAGGCCGCTTTGCCGCAGACGAGACCGAGTATCATTTCCAAGACCTTCGCAAAATGGAAAAAGATGGGTCATTGGTAGGGACGAAGTATGTGACGGCGTTTAGTGCTGATACCTGGAGGAAGAGGGAAGAGGGCACACGGCTGGGCAATGTTGATCCAAAAATAACCCGCACAGGGGAGTCTAAAGGGGACTTTATGGTTTGCCTGTCTAATGTGCAGAAGAAGATTGTGCCAGCCGACTATGAGCTTAGTGATTCTCAGGAGGAGGAGATTTGGGTGTTTGCGGTGGCAAACGATCAGAGGATTCTTTCCGCACAGCCATTGAATGCGCCGCATGGAGAGTTTACTTATGATCTTTTGGCGCTTTCGCCGGATCAACATTCGGAGCTTTCGGATTCACTTTCGAGTTTGATTGATCCTCTTCAGGAGGTCATTACGTGGCTGATTAATGCCCGTGTGACGGCGGTGAGGCAGAATATTGAGGGTCGGTTTGTTGTTGATCCTAGTTTTGTCGATGTTTCGACACTGACGGCGGGTAATAAGTATATTATGCTAAAGAAGAATGCCCCGTATAATCAGGGCGTTCAGGCATTTATTAGCCAGCTTAAGACCGTCGATCCAACGGTTACGCATATGCAGGACGTTCAGTCCTTGATGCAAATGATGCAGGTGGTGAGTGGGGTTAATGAGAACTCCATGGGCCAGGTGGCTTCTGGCCGTAGATCTGCCACTGAGAACCGTGCAGCAAATGCTGGCGCGGCTTCAAGAATGAAGCTGATCGCTGCCACTGTGTGGATCGACGGTCTTGCTCCTCAGGGGAGAAAGATGTTGCTGAATTGCCGGCAGGATATGAGTTTTGAGACTTATCAGAAGATTCTCGGGGAAAGTGCCATTGAGACTTATGATCGGTTTCACCCGCAGAATTCACTGGAGCTTCTCGGCAATGAGGACTATTTCTCTTATGATGGCACGTTGTCTTCTGAGAAGAACTATATGGCACAATCGCTTCAGGAGCTTATCGGTGTGCTGGCGTCCAATCCTGAGGTTGCTCAGGGTGCTGGATTTGATCTTGTCGAAATGGTCAAGGAGGCTTTTGCCCTTAGAGGGTTGAAGAATCTTGATCGTTTTAAACTTCCACCTCAACCAATGATTCAAAATGGAAACCCATCAGTTGTCCCGCCAGGAGGCGGAGTCGCTCCTGCTCTCCCTCCAGCAGCTTGAGAATAATGAAGTGTTTAAGATTTTTCGAGCTATTGCTCAAGATCTTTATGACGCTGGAATTAGTTCCTTAGTTCAGTCTGCACCAGATTCGATTGCTAGTTTTGCTAGACGAGAGCAAGCTCTGGGCGGACTTCAAGAACTGAAAAGATTTCTCGATCAGCCCGCTACAATGCGGGAGGATCTCAACCAACAAATAGAAAACAAACAAAATGCCTAACGAACTAGAAGAGGAAGAAGATCTCGGTCTCGAGTTTCAGGATGATCCTGACTTCCAAGAAAATGATGCCGCGGCGCTTAAGGAGGAAGAAGAGGAAAATCCAGAGGTGAAGCCTAGTGCTTTCCAGGTTAGTCCTCAACAGATCGCTGAACTTGCTGCTCAGGCAGCCTTGAAAGTTCAGCCTCAACCCCAACCGCGCGAACTGTCTCCAGAAGAACTGGATGCTAAACTTAATCGGTTTAAAGTTTCGCCTGAAATCGTTAAACTTCTGCGCGACCCTGAAGCATCGCCGGAGGCTATTATTGGTCAGCTTCAGGCTCTTGTTGACGGTGCAGCTAAGTATGCTGTTACATCCGCACAGCTTTTGTATCAGAATGATTTGACAGTTCATCTGTCTCCTCTTCAGAAGCAAATTCAAGCTCAGCAACAATTTGTGCAAGAACAGCAAACTCGAACGTTTGTGAAGCACATTGGGACACAGTTCCCTGCGCTGGCTGGTAAAGATGCTGTTATTCGTCAGGCACTCCAGGCGGTGCAGCAGAGTGGTTATGTTCCGAAGAGTAAATCTGATGCACAGAAACAGGTTGCTCTTGTTGCCAGGGACATGATCCGGACTATTGATCCGAACTTTTCTCTTAAAGCCAACTCCGCTCGGCAGGCGGGTAATTTTGCTCCTCGACAGTCGTTCTCTGGAGGTGGACGGCAATCGGGTGGCACAAAGACTGGCGCGGCTAGTTTTGCTGAATACCTCTGAAACAATCAAACAAAATTAAAACAACATGTTAGGTCTAATGTCTTCCGCCGATTTGGAGTCTCGTTACTCCGAAAAGGCCGTTCGCCAGATTTTCTGGAAATATCCGCAGGGTAAGGCGATTCTTGCTTACCTCCTGTCTCTTATGGACAGTGAAGAAACCGATAAACCTAAGTTCTCCTGGTTCGAGCAGGCTCACGCACACGCGGAAAGTCTGACTGCTACCTCGGGTGCTTTGGGCGGTGGCGGCAATGGTCCGTTCACTAATTCTGCCGTCGCTGCTTCTCAGGCTGCTGCCGGGTTCTCTTGGACCTCGGGCACGTCTTATGGTGTCTTCGTTGACGACGCGAGCAAGTTCCGCGTTGATGACGTTGTGTGGATCAAGCGCGTTCCTAACGCTGCTGCTTCTGCCTACCTTGATCTTCAGGGTGTTGTCACCGCGTTGGACACCTCCAGCAACTACATTGTCGTTTACGCGACTGAAACGGTTGCTTCGGTTTCCAATGACACTGATGCTAACGACATCACCGTCATGAATGTTGGCAAGTCTGCCGCTGAAGGTGACCGTTCCCGCGAGGGCGGCTACGAGTTTCCGATTGAGCCTGAGAACTACACTCAGATCTTCCGCGAAACCGTTGGTCCGTTTTCTCGTAACGCGCTCAAAGCTGGACAGCGTTTTGACAAAACTGGCGTTTATCGCGGTGCAGTCAAGCAAGCTTCCCTTCGCCTCACCGAGTCGATCGAGATGGCCCTCTTGTTCTCCAACCGTGGAGTTCAGACCGTCACGAACCAAAATGGTAAATCCGTTCCTCGTCGCCAGATGGGTGGTCTCCTTTGGTTTTTGAAGGACTATGAAAAAGCCAACGGTGGTTCTTTCCTCTACCGCAACGGTGAGTCCGCGATTACTTCGTCGTCGTGGCAGACCGAGGAAAAGAAACGCGTTATTCAAGTCAATGGGTCGATTACCTGCTCTCAACTTGAAGGCCTTGTCCGCCGCGCGTTTGAAAATACCTCGGACGGTTCGTTTGAGAAGTTGGTCACTTGTGGACCGACACTCTACGACGTGTTCCAGCAGTATTTTGCCCTGAAGTCGATCAAAACTACGACGCTGAAGACTAAGGAAGAGTCCTATGGAATGACCATTAATATGTGGGAAAGCCCGTGGGGAACGCTTTACCTTAAGTCTCATCCTCTGTTCCAGCGCACTTCGCTGCGTTCGAGCGGTTTTGTGATTGACGTGGGCTGCCTTAAGTGGTGGGATCTTCAGGATAGTGAAATTACTCTTCTGAAGAATCGTCAGAATAATGACGAAGACGGCCGCAAGGACGAGTTCCTTGGTGAAGGTGGTCTTGAAGTTAAGGCTCCTGAGAATCACCTTTACCTGGAGGGCGTGACGGGTCTTACCGTTTAATGTATGGCTGCTCTTACTTCTGACAATGTGACGGTTACAGGCGGTTATGCCGTCGTGGCTAGTCCGTATCAAGTCAAAGTGAAGCAGCTTACATTGGTGTTGAGTTCTCAAGGTGGGGCGACGAATACTGTCGACGCTTCCACCTTGGGCTTCACCAAGCTGCTGTCTTCCTCGATGGCTCAGAAATCTGATGATGCTTTGGCACTGCATACGTGCCCGAGCTATGATGGTTCTAAGCTGTTTTTCTATAATCCCGCGCAGGCAACCGACGCTAACCGCGATGATCCTGCAGACGTTACTGGGACCTTCCGAGTGACTGTTTGGGGTGTTTAACCAAGAGGCTTTGGCTCCGTGAGCCTTTAATCACGGGCACTCAATTGAATTAAAAAACATGAAAATTCCGTCTATGTCCTACGATGGCTCTCCTAGTGGAGCCAAAGATGTCAAAGAAACCAAGATGCTTGAGCCCGGTGCTCGTGAGCATTCTGGCCGCACTGTTGGGCCAACGCCTAACTATGATCGCTCTAAAACCAAGCACAAGCCTTTTGGCGGTCTTGGGGTTCGCGGTCACGCGTAATCGGTAAACCCTTGGTGCCCTCGCTATGCCTACAATTGGACAAATTAAAGAAGTTATTGCTGCCAACCTTCACAAAACAACAGCTAGTTTTGTTGTTGGCTCTGGCGCAACACAAATTGATCTGCTGCTACTTGCTCTCAATAATGCAAGAAAGGTGGCAGAGAAGTTTCATGATTTTTCCATTTGCCGCAAGCGGGGGCACTTTTCTTATACAGGCACAGCAATCGATTGGCGCAGTCCAACTTGGTTTTCTGGCTCCGGTACAGCTAGGAAGATTAAATTCTGGTATGAACGAGTTGGAGGCACAACTGGAGATGGTGCTTATGGTGGCACTGATAGATCTCTTCGCGTTCTTACCCAAGATCAACTGGCTCGACTTTATGCTCGGGAGGATTACCGTGTAGCTCCTCTTGAAACTGCTGAACGCTACCTCGCTGATTCTGATCCTTCATGGGGTTTGGACCCACTACTTGGGCAAACCTATGTTATTATTGAAGGTCATAACTTTTACCTTCATCCCGCCACGACAACTACACGAACGATTATCGTGGATGGGTTCTTTTGGTTTACCGATTGGTCTAGTAGTGCGACTACAGATTGGTGGACTGAACAGGGCGCGGAGTTTTTGATTTTGCAAGCGATGATTGAGGTTAATCGTTTGTCACAGACTTTTGTAGGGAATGTGGAGGGTAACTTAGCTCCACCGACGAAGGAAGCTCAGCGAGCGCTAGGTGATCTGATTACGCTGGATAGAGATTCGACAGAGGGGGGAATTGAAATTCAAGATTTATGAGAACACAACAAATGGATCCGATGGCTCAAGCCATGCAGATTTTGCAGTTTATTATGCAACGTAGGGGTCAGCAGGCGGATATCGAACAAGGTAACCGCCGGCTGGATCTTCAAGAGGCTCAACAGCAAATGGCTGGGGAGCAGTTTGGGCAAACGATGGATTTTAATCAGCAAGGACGGCAGCAGGATGCGCTGCAGTTTGCTAGGGAAATGGCTTTGAGGGAATTAGCTCAAAGACAGGGAGCGGAGCAGTTTGGGAAGAGGATGACTTTTGATGAGCAGCAGGCTCAGATGACGCAGCAGAGGTTTGAGGAAGAACAGCGGCAGCGAATTCTTGACCGTGCTCGCGGGATGTCAGAGTTTGAGCGTCAATATGGTGTAACTGCGCCGTATCAACAGGCGATTACGAATCAGATTAATCAAAGGTTGATGGGGAAGGATAAAGATCCGCAGTTGATGGCTTTGGAAGAAACACAACGACAAAATGCAGCTGCGCTGATGCAAGCTCAGTTGAGTAGCGGTAATCTTAATGCGATTGAGCGAAGTCGTTTACAGGATCAATATGACGCTGCAATGCAGCAATGGTATGGTAAGATGCTTCCTCCTAAACGGGATTATACTCCTAACGAACTTAAAACAATTCAAACTTTTCAATAATTTATGGGCGAAAAACAAAAAAATCAAGCAATGGTTAATGCGTTTGGCACTGGTAAACCGCCTGTGGCAACGGTGCGTCGGCGCGGTGAAACTCGTCAACAACAGCGAGCCCGCAGGCAGGGGATTGATCCGAATTCGGATATTAGTGCAATCTTTGGTGGGATGCAACAGATGCGGACGAGGGTTCATAAGGGTCTGTCTGGCATGCCGTTGAATCCAGATGGGACTGATCCAGGTAATTCGTTTGATCTGTTCATGAGGCAGAACCCACATTTACAGGGAGCTGCTCAGCGACAGGCACAATATGATCAGCAAGCTAAAAATAATCTTCAAGCAAATTTACAATCAGCTATTGTTGAACGTAAAGCTTTGCAAGAGATGCAAAATCAAAACCCTAACCTTGTTAAAGGTGCTGATGGTTATATGACTCTGTTTGATGGACAAGGTAAGGTTATTGGAACTACAAAGCCACTACAGTCTAAGGCGATGTGGAGCCAAGACGATGCGATTAATCGCGGCACTGCAAGTCCAGATGAGCGTCGAGATTTTGCTAATACACTACAAAATGCTGGAATGTCAAGTGTGGCTAGTGAAATTCAAGGACCTAAGTTGCCTGCCAACATGAGCACACTGTTTCCTGGAAAATCTTCTCCGCCCGGTGGAGGACAAGGCGATAGAGTTGGGTCGTCGAATCCTTCGGGAGAACCGGGCGGAGAAACTATTATGGGCCAGATGCCAAATGTGCAAGGGGAGGGGATGCCTATGGGGGTGCCTAAAGTAAGAACTGTTCGTCAACCTGGGATTCAGTATGGGCCTCGTCAACCTGTGCAGCAAACTGGTTGGGATACGTTGTTTCCAGGGAAACAGGTAAATAATCAAATGGAACCTAATGCTGGGCCACAGTTGCCTTATAGTTCTGATGAGCAGTTAATGGCTTTGAAGAGGTTGTCTGGCTTTGGAGGAAACAATAATCCCACGTTGACAGCACTCGAAGGAATTTGGAGTAATATCTTTCCTGGTGTGAATGATTACGATTATCTTCGTCAATTGTTTCCAGGTCTAGTTCATCCTCAAGCAGGTGCTGGGCAGGTGATGAGTAGTCTGGCTAAAATGTATCAAAACCCAGCTTATCAAGCTCTTTTTCCTAATGTGAATCAGTCCGAGTTTTATCGTTAATCCCTATGCCTACTTTCTCCCAGATTCAAAACCAGTTTAATTCCGCCAAGGCTCGTAACCTTATTGGTCCAGACGAGTCGTTGGCGGATTTTGCCAAGAAAGCCCTCGAGTTTACCGGCGATCCTAGTTATCAATCGGTAGCTGAGGGTGGGATGATTGGCAATTTTGTCCGCGGTGCGTCAGCAGATTTGACTAATTTTGTCAATTCGGGTCCTGTGGATGAATTGACTAGTGAAGCTGTTGGACAGATCGGAGATTTGTTTGGTATTACTCCAGAGGCTTCTCGCTCTATGGGGGCAAGACTCCCGCGAATGGTTGTCGACTTTCTTCCTATGATGGCAGCAGCACCATTTACTGGAGGTGCAAGCTTAATTCCAGCTGTTGGTATGGGAGTAACCAGTGTTCTTAGCGCAGCCAGTGCATATGAAGACACCGGAGACGTCGGCAGTGCAATCATTGGTGGTGCCGCACCTTATCTTGGCACGGCGTTGGCTCAACGAGGCGGGCAAGCTGCTTTAGGCTTAGCTGCAAAATCTCCAGCATTGCAAAAGCTTGGCTTTACAGGTGGAACAAAATACGTTAATGCAGCGCTATCAGAAGCTGAACGTGCTTCACTTGCTGCTTCAGGAAATCTTTCGGCTGAAGCAATTGCAGGTGCAACAGTAAATAAAACTGTGGTCGAAAAACTTGCTGATAAAGGCCTTGGTTATCTTGGTGGTCAGCTTGCAGCAAATGCTGGGTTTTTTGGTATTGATACTGCTTATCATGGCCCTTCAACAACCTTTAATCGTGACTATCTTTTTAATTCGCTAGTGGGTAACGTAGCTTTTGGTTTGGCTGATATTCCACGAGCATTTAGACCTAATGTTTTGCCAGGCTCTCAGAAGTTTAACATTCCCGAAGCTTCGCCAATTTACCTTTCTGATGGAGAACGTCGTGCCCTCCTTGCCGCAAGTAAATTTGCTGATCTTAAATCTCCTGAAGCTGTTCGTGAATACCGACAGAAATATGGTCTCGATATGGCGGACATTGCTATCCGCACAGAGGAACTTGCTACGGCATTGAATCGTAAAGAACTCGGCCTTCGTGAGGCTGAAGATACCTTCACGATTAAATGGAACAACTATGTCCAAAACTCTCCTGAAGCTCAGCAAGCTGGGATTAAACCTGTCCAACAAAATAGTGCATTTAACAAAGAGCGCTTAAATATCAAGGAATTGATGGGTCAAGAGGGCTTACCGATTGAAGCACAGAAGATTGTGGATGAATATCGGATGAAGAGAACTTCGTTGAAAAAGGAAGTCAATGGAGTTATTGCGCGCTTGGGTAAGCCTGTGAATACGGTGGATAGTTTGAAATTAGGTGTGCAACAACTTGGTTTGGATGA